TGGTACGCCGCCTGCACCAACTTCACCGCCTGCTTCTGGAGGTGGGCCGCCGCCTGCAGCAGGTTCTGTACCTGCTCCTTCGATGTCACTAATAGTTTCAATATCAGTATTAATACCGCCGGGAGTAACGCCAACACTGCGTAGATCAGCACCTTGCATTTGACTTTGTGGTTTTTCTTCGCCACGTTCTTCATGCCACATCTTATCGTTTTCTGCCATTTCAACTTCAGTAAGACCAAGATATTTTTTTAACATAAAACGTTTTGAAAGATAATCAGTTTGATTAATTTGCGTAAAGCTAGCAATTCTGCTACTATTCAATTCAATTTCACGATATGCTGCAAAATTTTGTGGTTCATTAAAACGCAATTCAAAGATAGAATTATCAAGATTAAATCCACGCCATTTTAAAAATAATTTAAATTCATCATCAAACTTTGGCGCAATGTATTTTTGTAGGCGTTTGCAATATTCATTAAAACGATACTCTTGAATAAGAGCAGTTGTAACTTTACCATCAGTAAATGAACGATCACTATCTTCTGGACCAGTTGGCAAATACGAACTAGGAATACGCAATGAACGATATAACTTATTAGTAAAATATCGCAAATCATCGATTTCACCAAGATTTTGACCACCTGGCAGTACTTCTACCGAGGAACCACGACCTTCTGCTGTTTGCGGAAAGAAGAAATCTTCATTCATACTCATTGGATTATAACTTGCATCCATTAAATTTTGTCCGCCGCCACTTTGCGTTGGAATACGACGTTGGTTAATTTCATTCTTTACACGCTCAACAAACTGCATTGCAAGATGCGCTGGCATATTACCAACATCAATCTTGAACATACGACGTTCAGGCGCACGAGAGATACGATAGATTAGAATAGCGTCTTCTAATAGTTCTTTTTGCTTGAATACTTTAAATATTGCTTCAAAGAGACTAACGCCAAACGGCCAGTTAACATCTAAACCTTCTGTCAAACTAAGATGAACGACATGTTCTGCAGCTACTGGAAACTCATTATTGCCAGCACCAAAACGTGTATTTGGTGAAAATAATTCACCACCAGCAGTATAAGAACGACTACCACCCATATATGGCGCAAATGCATAGCTATCATTTGGACCAGGCGGACGAGTAATAGTATTGTTTTGTAGATTAGGATTTAAATCACGAATATAATAAATTTCTGGAACTTTGCCTTGACTTTCATTGACAATAACTTTTGATACACGGTTCATTTCTGTCCAGTACCACTTATAGGTTTCTGGATCACGAACAAATACTTGATCGCCATATTTTAATGTATTACGAAAAATTTTAAAAATTCTTTTATCAAATTCATTTAGATTATACCATGATTTCAACTGTTCTTTAAGAATCATAATTTCATTTTCAGTTGCTTTTTCGTGAAAATGTAATTCGAAAGCAGTATTAGTATCATCATTAACTTGTGTGCAAAACTCACTTAAGATATCCATTGCACTATTGGCTTCACTATCTAAATCCATGTTTTCATACTGAGTATAGCGGTCAATACGATTAGGATGCCCACTATATACATCTGGCAACATAGATTGATAATTGCGATATGCAGCATTAGCCTGTGAGCCAAGATAATTATAACTGCTATAATCAGTTACGCTGCCATTTACAGGTGAATATGCACCATCACTTACAATACGCCAATGCTTTTTCCAAGCCATGAATTAAATCCTTGTAAGATATTTATAGTTATATTGGGCTATTACGTAATTCTTACACTTGTATCTTTTGTGTAACGAGCAACTTCAACGGTTGCTGAAATAAGTAAATCCATTTTACGATTAAGTGTTTCTAAGAAATTTGCTGATGCTTCTGCAAATTTTGTGCTGTCACTATTATTTGTTGCTCGTGTTATATCATCATTTGATATATTGTTTAGCGAATTATTTGCATAATTTTCTGATACATCAGTAAGCATTTTAGTTAAATCTGCTGGCAATACAGCTTCTGTTCCATGAAGTTTTGCAAAATAACCTGTAATAGGTCCGCTTGAAATCATTCCGCTAGCACCACCTGCGCCTGCTGCAGCTAACTGAGTAGCAATATCTTGATCATTCATTGGATTTGCAAGTCTAGCATTATTAACTGCGGCTTCTACAGATGCACTAAGAACGCCACTGCCTACAACTCCACCTATAACAGCACCCGCAGTAGTGCCAATTAAGGGAACAGCACTTCCTATAGTTGCGCCAGTAGCTGCTCCTTCTAATGCACCACCTAAACTTAAATTGCTTCCGCCACCAGTTCCACTGCTTGTTCCAGTAGTTCCACCAAACTCTTCAATAAGTTTTTTTAATGCCTTAGTTGCTCCAGTAATACCATCTGCAAATGCTCCAAGCACACCAGTTTTTAAGAAAGTATCTTGTATTGTTAGTTTGGCTTCGTTTGAAGCTTCTACGGCACCAACCATACTTTGAGTTAAATCACCACTAGCTTTCTTTTGAGCTTCAACATCTGCCATTTGAGCTTGTACTGCTTCTTTGTTTAATGATGTGGTGCTTAAAATATTACCAACAACAGTATTAATATCAGCAACAATACCGCCTACACCCGCACGTGCTGCAGCACTTATATTTGTAAATCTGCCTACATTTTGTGACAATTCTTCACGCATTTTGCCTATTGCACCGGCAGTATCTGCGCTTGTTTGAGCCATAGTTTTTGTAGGATCATTTAGACTTGAAATAGAATCTCTAAAACCAGCAGAAACTTCAGGCATTTGCATTAAACTACGAATTGCTGGATCAGTACTATTTGTTATACCAGCAAATTGTTGTTTGAATGCTTCGCCAAGTTTGCCAGTTGGATCAGTTTTATTAAAAATTTCTAATTGAGATTGAAATTTTGCAACTGCATCTGGACCCATTTTTTGTAGTTTTGCATAAACGTCAGCATCAAAAGCAGCACGACGATTTCTTTCAAGTGCTTTTTTAGCATCTTCACCTGTAATACCGCTTAATACTTTTAAATTTGTTGCGTAATCATTTGTATATTGTGATAATTGTTGCTCACTAGCTCCACGTAATCTGTTTGTAGAAGCAAAGTTAGCCATAGTGTCTGAAATTAAACCCGCTTGTTCTTTAAAACTAATTCCTAAACGCAAAAGTTCATTGGTAACTCCAGTTTGTTTCATTACCATACCAACTCTGCCCATTTGTTGAGCAGCAGTTGTCATACCAAGACCGCTAGCAGCTAAACTTTGTGCATTTTGTTGTAGTACGTCTGCAAAATCAGGTAGAGCAAGATTTACAGCTTTGCCTGCTGCTGCCATCCCTACTAAACCATCTGCAAATACAGCACCACTACTGCTTATAGCATTGAAAGCATTATAATTTTTTTCTAACTCTTGAGTTAAAATTGGCAATACTTTTTGTGCAACTTCACTTAATCCACCAGCAAATTTACTAATAAATGGAGCAGCAAGTTCTAAACCTTGACCAAATAGTGCAACTGCACCACCAACTCGTGGTATTTTACTTCCAAAAGTAGCAAGACCAGTGCCAGCAGCACCAGCAGCGCCTGCAATAGCACTAGTAGCACTTGCACCTTCAGTAATAGCAGTAGAAAGAATAGAAGAACCAAATGAAATATCACTTGCGCCACTTTGATATGCTCGTACTACACCATCTAATCCACGTCCAAATGATTTAAGAAGTGAAGTAGCAAGTGTAATTTGAACATTATTTTTAGCTTGTTTGTCAGAATTTTTTTCAATCTCATCTGCATTATTCAGCATTTCTTCTGCTAATTTTTGAGATGCAGGACTTCCTTTTTTAAGTTCTTCTATATAAGATTTATATTCAGCGGTTACTTTTACTTGTTGTGCTTCATAATCACGATAGGTTCCGCCACTTGCTATAACTGTTTGACGTAATTCATCTAAACGTTTTTTATAAGCAGCTTCTGCATTTTTAGTAGTTTTACGCAAATCTGCTGCATCTTTTTCAGCAAGAGATAGCACATCAGTGCGGTTTTTTAATGATTCAAGTGCTTTGCCAAGAGTATCATAGCGTGTTTTAATAGCGCCAATACTATCCAAATAGGCTTGCAATTCTATTGGGGTGTCAAAACCACCATATTCTCCGGCCATGAAAAATCCCGTCTATAAATAAAGTTATAACTCTTCAACTATTATTTATGGAACTCAAAAAATGCAAAATTCTAATCCTTTAAGTGGTCATTTTCGTCAGCCTTCTATCTTTTTGAAGCTACCAAGTGGTGGAAAATATTGGTTGCCTAATACTATTAATTTGCCAGCAAATGGCGAAGTAGGCATTATGCCTATGACAGCTAAAGATGAAATCATGCTGCGCACACCTGATGCTTTAATGAATGGACAAGGAGTTGTAAGCGTAATTGAAAGTTGTGTGCCAGCAATTACCAATGCTTGGGCTATGCCTTCTATTGATATGGACGCAATATTAATAGCTATTCGTATTGCCACATATGGCGAGGGAATGGATATTGATAGTACTTGTCCGCAGTGCAATCATGAAAATCGCCATCGTCTTGATTTGAATCCAATTTTGTTACGTGTGCGTAGTCCAGATTTTAGTGAAACAGTAAGCATAGATGAACTTATTATTAAGCTTAAACCACTAAATTATATGCAAAGTAATCGTTCCAATATTAACTCATTTGAAGAACAAAAAATTATACAGCTTATTAATGATGATGATGTAGATGGCGAAGTTAAGAAATTTCAACTTGACCAACACCTTAAAAATGTAGTGAATAATAGTATTGCACAGCTTACTGATTCTACCGAAAGCATTACAACAAGTGATGGTGAAAAAGTTACTGACAAGAATTTTATTGCTGAATTTTATACAAATGCTAGCAATGCAACAATCAAAGCAGTTCAACAAAAACTACGTGATTTTGCAGAAGTAGCGGGATTACCACCTGCTCGTGTGCAATGTGAGGAATGTAGTCACGATTATAATGTGGCAGTGACATTTGATTATGCAAATTTTTTCGAGCCACTATCCTAAATCTCACATATGATGAGGTAATGGCTATGGTGGAAAGTTATGAAAAAGAAGTAAAATCTATAAAAAAGAATATTTTAGAGATGTGTTGGCACATGCGTGGTGGGCTTACCTACACCGAAGCTATGAATATGAGTGTCACAGAACGTCAGATTATTGCTAAAATGGTAGAAGATCACATAGAAACAACTAAGAAAAGTGGTTTGCCTTATTTCTAAGTTATATGATGTGCTTCGCACATCAGTTCGTTCGCTATCGCTCACTCACCTTTCGCTTCGCTCTTAATTATAATATAATTAATTCTTCTAGTTTCATTTAGACCAGATTTTAGACATAGATTTCCTTAAGCAGGAAATCCATGCCTATGACGCTTCATTTGAGCCATCAAATAGACACTAACAAACGGAACTTGTTGCCAAGTGGGGCGGTTAGCCTGTACCCCTTTGCATCCTGTAGATTATAACCAACGGACCTTACATATACCCTTGTTAGCGAACATATGTAAGTTGAGGTTGCTTTTTCTCAGAGCCTCATCGTTTAGCCTATCGTTAGCCAAACGTTGTCCATACAGCAATGTCGGGGTGCTGACAACCTTCAAATAGATTCTGATAAGAGGGACTATTGAGCCTGATTTGCCTGATTTTTTATGTAATATTGCTTGCTGAGTATTGTTTTACTTGCTGCTGAGCCAATAATGCCATTGTCAAATTGTTTTGCTATTTCTATGCCTTGAGTATATATCTTAAAAGTTGAACTGTCAATATTTTTTGTATGATTATAAAATTTAATAGCATCGGGTGATTTCTCATCATTAGAACTAAAAAATTTATGCAACCCTGTTATGCTTGTAATATCAGAATTTGTTAAAGCAAATCTTCCCATTGCCATATTCCAATCAGCATAATATTTGTAATGTATTTGTGTTGAACGATTTCTTCCTTGAATATCATGTACCAAATCTTCGTTAAGTTCAGGCAAAGATTCAAACCAATTAATAACCATATGCGTTTGTTTAATGTTTAACTGTGGCAAATCACTACTATAATAAAAATTTTCTTGATTACATCCAATAAAATCAAGAGCACTGCCGTCTGGACAAAATGCAAACCATTTACCATCTCGCAATAACAATTTAGGTTTATCAACACCCATAATATTACCGCGATTGTTATTAGTATTTTGAAATTCAGGTAAAATTTGTGTGCTAAAATATCTGTGAGTTTTAGCAATTTTTAAACTATAACCAGGATGATAAATCCAATTTAAACCATTTATTTTATAAAAATCATCTAAAGAACGATAATCAACTTTAACTACATTAATTTTAAGATTTGGAAAATATTGATCTTTTACTAATTTTGCATGTGATATTGAAAATTTAAGTTCTGGATCATCAAAAAAATCACTGCGATCCATTATTAATATTTCATCTAATAATATATTATTATCAACAAAACTTCGTAACATAGTATGACTATCATAACCACTGCTATACCATAGTGAGATATAATTGTATTTGTCACGAATTTGCTGACATCTTTTTTTTAAAAGTTGGTTCCAGGATTCTTGCGGTTCAAACGTCCAATCTACCGAATCCCACGTATCTTCCATCCAACTAAAGCTAATACGTGAAATATCACCCTTGGCTAATTCAATAGCTTTAATTTTGCTATAAACTTTTACATTATCTACTAGATAAAAAGTATCTGAATTTAAATCTACATGAAAATTATTCACTAATGCCTAGACCTTCAACACTGTTTAAACCTACTTGAATACTAATTCTTGGACGTGGGATATTACGAACGCCATGCAATATACGAGTTTGTATCACTGTCCATGTTCGTAAGGGTATCTGAAAATTTTCAACGATATCCAATAAGCTATGATCATTGCACCGGTCGCCATTGTTACGCAAGAGTGGTTTGCCACGTTCGTGATAAAATACTGTCTTATGGTCCGCGCCGCCGCCATCAAGTAGGTAGATTAAACTATAATTGCGGCTAAGGTCACAATGTGCGCCATTTGTATCTTTGCCATCTTTTCCTGTATCTGCTTTAGCAATACGAATATTAACTACACTTTTGTCTGTAATGTTACTATAAACCCAATCACGCATTTCATCATCTAAACTATAAGCTAAGTTAGGTGCATTGGTTTTAGCAACGCCATCTACAATAATTGTATCGGTAGTAATTTTATTCCAATCAATTTGCTGTTTGCCTACTGGCATTTGTTCTAATTCTTTGTCTATTTGAGTATAAGCACGTTCAATTAAATGTTGTGGAACATGCGGTAAATCTTCTAAAATTTTATAAAACCAAGTCATAGTAAGTCCTTTAATAACTATATTTCTTTTTTAAATTATTCAATAAACTATTAATAATAACCCCTGTTAATGCAATAACAAACAGAATAGCATACATTTGGTCAATGTCTAATTTACTTTTAACATCAATAATATATGAACCTAACCCAAAATATCCGCCAATGCTGCCAAATACAACTTCTAAACTAATCAATATCCGCCAACTGTTTGCCCAACTTGTACTTGCTATACCTATTAGATTACTGATAGCAGCAGGTATATAAACTTTATTAAGTGCCTTTGTGCCACACCATTGAAGATTTTGTACATGTTTGCCCCATTGTTCATTTACCGTTTCAATGGCTCGCAGTACCTGTAACCCACTTTGCCACACTATATTCCATATAATGATACTATACACAACTGCTGCTCCAAGCCCCATAAACAGGCTCATAAAGGGCACCAGCACGAAACTTGGTAGTGGATTGAAATATGCACAATAACGTTCAAATAACGCTTTTAACCAACTATATTTTATACAAAGTAATATAATAACAATGGTTATAAACATGCCAATAATATAACTTAACAACAGTGTTCGCATAGTATAATAGAAACTAAACCAAAATTTAGCTGTCCATATAAGATCATACAGTGCAGATAATATACTCGTGCTATCAGGAAAAATAAGCGGTTCTTGAACAAGCAGATAAAGCACATGCCATCCTACTAATATAAGCAAAAGGGCTAAAATATTATAAAGAAAGGATCGAAACAATTAAATCATCCTCTTCGGTTATATTTTTGAGACCATTTTTACTGAGCAAATATATGCTATCACCGACAATTCTTGCTTCGGTTACATTGTGTGTAACCCATACTACGGTTAAATTCTCTTCATGAACAATCTCACGAAAATCTTTTGCAACAGTTGCCCCTGTAAGACCATCTAAGGCGCTTAGCGGTTCGTCACATAACAATGTGCGCAATCCACTGGATAGACCACGAATTAACGTGAATCGTTGGCGCTGTCCGCCACTTAAATTTGATGGACTATGATCTAAGTATTGTTCTAGATTCCATCGTTTTACCAAATCAATATATGGTTTTTGGCATACTAATTCTAAATTTTTTCGCACAGTCATCCATGGAAATAGTTGATGACTTTCTTGAAAAACACGAAATTGATTCTTGAATATAATATCACTTTGAGTGGCAATAGAAGCAAGCAGACTAGTTTTCCCTACTCCACTTGCTCCCATAATAACAGCAATTTCTCCTGCCTGCACCGATAAATCTATCGGTGCAAACAGTGGAATAGTATCACAAACTGTAACGGTATGATTACTAAGGTTAATCACTTGACTAACTTTTCGTCCCAAACCATGTCACTATGCTTCTTATCTTTGCCAGCACCGTTTAGGATGCCAACACGATACATGAAGTCCATGTATTTTAGTGCGCTATCTGTTTTATACTGATAAACATCTACATTTTGCTTCTTTTGATCAATTAATTCATTTAAAGTAGGATCAACAACTTCGTCCTTATTCATAAAATAAATTAACATTGGTCGTGGATTCTTTTCAAACTCTGCAATAGCAGCTTTTTGTGCAGCAATCCAAGCACGAGCAAGTTTAGGGTTGTTATCTAACCACTTTGTAGTAGAATATACAGTGTTCAACACACCAACTGTTTTTGTAGGATTATCATTGTGTGCTACGATATGTGCGCCCTTAGAAACAGCAATGTTTTGCCATGGAACGCCTACAATGCCACAATCAATCTCAGGATTTTGCTTAGTAATCTGTGCAACTGCTATATCACGAGGCATTACAACAATATTGCTGTCAAATTTAGCATATTCTTTATCGCCAAACTTTTCGGCAGTATATTGACGTAGTTGCATTTGTTCGCCACTATTCATGCCTTTCATAGCAATTTTAGTAGATGGCGTGATATCCTTAAGCGATTTAATCTTAGGATTGCTGCACACTAGCCACTGATCATATTCTTCTGCGCCAGCAAGTAACTTAACTTTAGATGGGTCTTTATCAAATAGGATACCAAAGCTATTGACGCCACCAAAGATAATATCAATCTGACCTAATAATAGTGCTTCGTTTGCTTTAGTACTTTCCAAGATATCTACATATGATACCTTTACATCGTTGATGCCTTCTTTAGCAGCATATTGCGGAAGTAATTCAGCAATTTTATACAGTAGTGGTTCGCTGCTAGCATACTTGAGCATGCGATTTACACGAACTTCAGTTTCGGCGTGTGCTGCAGTAACGAGAGCAGCAAGTAGTGCAAGGGTTGTAATGGTTCTGTTAAACATGTTTTCTCCTTCTCTTTAACATAACAGAGTTAAACTAAAATAGCAATTTTATTAAGAAGGAGTTTGCAGTGTGGGATGCTGCTACGGCTGGCGTTCTACGTGTATCACAGTAGTAAAAGAGTTATTACTCTTGGCGTCAGTGTTAGTCCGAGGTCTTGCGGCCTTACTCCAAGAATATTTATGTTGGGTTTGCAGCGATAACAATTTCTTGAATATAGTGTTTTTTATCTTGAATAAGATCAGATATTTGATTTTCTAAATCTTCGACGGTGACATGTGGCGTACCATAAAACATATCATCTGCTTCTTGTGTCCAACGCTCACCTAATCTATTTTTATTAAAATTAGTTTTTGTTTTGCCAACTCTTAACAAAGTTAATCCTATTAATGAGTTATTAATTTCCCTACGAAGCGCATCAACAAATATTTTTTGTGAGTGCCTTGTTAATCCATATATTAAATGATTATTCATTATTCTATCTACGTTATGCACACTGCCAACAAATATTGCTTTACTCCATTGGTTTTGACGTTGTGCCAACCAACGGTGAGTAAATTTAATTTGATTTATTAGATTCGTATTCAATGTAAGTTCAATATCTTCCCATGATTTTTCAAGAAAAGGCGTAAGTCCATTAGGATCAATGCCAGCGCACATAATAAAATAATCATATTGTGATAAATCTACTTCATAAGTGATTGTGTTTATATTAAATGTTTCTCTTCCAACAACTGTTGTTTCAATGTTTTTTTTTATTAAAACTTCTGAAATTTTTTTACCAATACCAGAAGTACCGCCAATAACTATAGCTTTCATACGCATGCCAATTCTACAAAATCTTTATTCAACTGCCAAAAACGATCATAATCCATAATAGCCCAACGAATATCTTTATATTGATAAAGCATATGATATTCAACAAATAGCGGAACTTCATAATATTGGTCAAATTGCACTGCTACATATTTGCCTTTGCGGTTGAATTTCATAATAAGAATATTAAAATCGCCTTCGTCGCTAGCATCCAACAACTGGTCTAACCATACATTTAATTGCTTGCATTCTCCACTAAACAATTGATGAAATGGAAAATCGCCATAGCTTTTACATTCTGCATTGAATTTAGGAAAGCTTTGACCAGGTATAATATCGCCTTTAAATGAACGAATTTGACCTTCATGTAGATATTCTTTGCGTTTATTATTAGTTCCACCTACATAAGCGCCGCTACCTGGCGCACGAATAAACGTTTCGCCATATAAATTTGTTAGGTGTTTTGCAACATCACGTTCCCAACTATTGCCTTTGTTTTTGCTTTTGCTTGTCATACGGTCTCAATATCACTGCTATAACTTGTAAATCCATTTTCTTTGGTCACAGTAAGGATGTTATTTACACGACCTGCTAATTCATCACGGTGAGAAACAAGGAAAATAGTTTTATTGCGCTCACGTCCCATACGTTTAAGGATGTGTAGAGCATTTTCAACACCACTTGCGTCCATTCCACTATCAATCAATTCATCAATAAAGAGTAGATTTATGTTTTGATATAGCGATTCCCATACATCACGGAAAGCCCATGAAAGTGAAAGAATAAGACGATTGCGTTCGCCACGTGATAGGTTATCAAAGTCAAGATCACGTCCAAGTTCAGTGATCTCAACGTTAAGATCATTTTGGAAACGAACCTCGTGCGGCAATCCAATCGCCGATAGATAGCTACCAAGTCGGTTGTTAAGGTATGCAAGGTTCTGATCAATAATCTTCTTACGAACAAAACTATCTTTATTAGTAAGCATTTTTAACAAAAATTCTTGATGTTCTTGCATTTGTGTAAAATTATTAATGCTATCCCATGTAATTTCTTGAATAGCATTTTGTTCCATTTCTACAATCTGTTCAGCATACGGATCGCTTTCTTCTTGTTTGTTAAGCAATGAGTTTGCTAATTGTTCAAGCGTATTGCGATGATTGAGCGCATCTTCAATAGTATCATAGTGCAAAACTCCAAGTTGAGTTTCAGCGATATACTCTCTATCACCTAATTCAGTTGCAAGTTCAATAATTTGCTCACTGAAAGGACTCTTTTCAAGCATACGGTTTTCAAGAGTAGTGTTCATATTCTCAAGCGTATTGCGATGATTAAGTGCTTCTTCCAGTGTTTTGTAATATGGTTTTGGCGGTTGTGTTAGTTCGCCAATAAGTGCAATAGTTTCAAGATGTTCGTTTTTTTGTGTATGATTAGCAAGCAATTGCATCACGCTTTCTTGCAATGCGGTTTCTTTTGCTGCAAGAATATCTGCCTGATTATCATCATGGAGTTCGCTGCCGCAAGCATAACACTTGTGGTTTTTAAGGTCTTCGATCTCTTTCTTTAACTTTGCTTGTGTTTTTTCTTCTTTTTCATTGGCAATATCAATGGACGCAATCCATCGTTTTGCCTCATCACGACGCTTTACTTTAGCATCATAATCAGCAATATCACGATGAATAGCAATTTCGCTATCAATATCAATGCTTGAAAGGTCTGCAATTTGTAATTTTATTGCATCACAATCATCAAGTTGCTTCTTTTCCCACAGTTTTTGGCGAGTTTCAATACTTTTCAACTGATCATATAGTTTTTTATTAGCATTAAATTGCTCAAGCAAACGATGATTTGCAATCTCACTATCAATATCAATCTCACTTAATGAAATAAGATTTTTTTCAATCTTTGCACAATCTTCATCGTGTTTAGTTTGCCAAAGTTTCTGACGTTTTTTCAAGTTATCAATTTGTTCAGCAATGCGCAAATTAGCATCTTGCACTGCTTTAATACGAATTTTTTCTTCTTGAATCATGTCTTTAGTGGTTTTGATTTGATTCTTAAGATGATCTGCTTTTTCACTCAAGATAGTAATACCAAGTAGCTGTTCAATAACTTGGCGCTGATCATTGGCTCGCATGCTTAGGAATGGTTCAGTATAGGTGTTTAACGCAACTACATGCTTAAACATATCTACGCTCATACCTAGCAAACGATCAATATCGCTTTGTGTTTCACGACTATCACCTTGACTATCGTCGAGATAGCCATTTTGCTCTTGTCCATCAATATATAACTTAGTAACATTAGGACGCCGACCTCGTTCAATACGATATTGCCGACCACCCACTTCAAAATCAACGGTAACCATCATATTTTTACCGTTAGTTTTATTGATAAGGTTATCTTTCTTGATGTTTGTCAATGCCTGACCGTAGAGACCATAACTTAACGCATTGATGATTGTGGTTTTACCCGTGCCATTTCTAGCACCAGTGTCATCACCTCCTAAATCTAAATTTTCACCTAATACGAGAGTTAGGTCACTACGGTCAAAATTCACGGCTTGGGTCGCATTGCCCACGCTCATGAAATTCTTTACTGTCAAACTGTTGATTTTTAACGACATAACTTACCTTGATTTTATTTTATAAAAAAATAGATATTATTAAAAAACATAGTGTTTTTTCTATTTTAATATTACAGCATAATCATTTATGAATCAATAATTATTTTTTTGCTAATTCAAGTAGATTATTATAATATGGTTCATTTAAGAGTTTTTCGGCAATATCTAAATTGCTATAAGCATCCTCAAAAACTTTAGTAACATTTTCAATTTCAGAACGTGCTTGTTCTATTGTTGTGACATTTTGTTCTTGATTGCCATCAATTAAAAGTAAATGTAATCTTAATCGTGTGCTGCCATTTATAATTGAGTGTGGCTGACCACATGGCAATGCATATAAATGATTGTATTTTGACATTCTATAAAGTTTGTCACTAATCTGAAAAAGAACACTTGGATTGGTAACAATAGGTATATGATGTCTAGCATACCCAAAATCAGTATGTATAGAACCTGCTGTTTCTCTTTTTTTACCAGCTAATCGTATTCTTGAAAAAGATAAATTAGCAAATTTTTCTAATTTTTCTATTACTTCTATTACATATGGATGATTTTCTTGTAAATCACTTGTATAAAATTTATATTCTTGTTCAGAAACAATTTTAGTACTATTGGCGTATTTTCCTTTAGCAAATTCAAAATTATAAAAAGGATCATACTGCTTGCTAAAAAAAGCATCTGTGCCAACTCTTACAATTTGTTTTTCAATTGGCAGAGACAAATCAGTTGTTTTTAAATAAACATCATTTGAAATATTGCACCAACGATTATAATAAATTACACATTGTTTTCTAAATTCTTCCCAATCTACATCAATGTCTAATTCACGACTTGGAAGTTCTTGAAATGATAAATTATTCAAATCCATTAAGTATTTCCTTATAAGGTATTATATATTTCCATAAGCAATTTAGTATCATAATGTTGAGTATCAAGATTACTTATTTGACTCAATACAATTTGATCAACGCTTTCAAAGGCAACATCGCCAATAGCATTTTCAGTAAGTACTTCGCCACGATGTTGTATAAGACTCAATTCACGTACATTATATGTTTTATGCATTTCTTCTTTGATAAAGTTAGCTTCTTCATATGAAATTGACACATCTAATTGCACACGTGCATACGTGCGGTCATCTAAGTGTTGTTCAGGAGTTTCAAGCATTTGGATTAGATTTAACGTGCGATAACGAGGAGCACTTGTCCAATTATGATACACGGGGTCCGCACCCCATTGCAGTATCACTGCGCCACGCTCGTCGTCCCACGCATCCGCATAATTGTGCGGAAAAGCATTGCCGATATAATGAACATTGCCTTTAATCTGGCGTTTATGGAAATGACCTGTAAAAACAGTATCTACACCGCCAAGGTCATCTACTTTTAAACCGCCATGATCTGGCATTTCTACCTTGGCATTCATAAGAAAGCTTGGTAATTCAAAGTGTCCCATAACATACTTTGACTTAATTTTACGCATACTTTTGTATTCTTCGCCAATTAACCATGGCACAAAAGTAACATCGCCTTCGGTATGTTGGTTCTCAATTAGTTCAATATTCTTGAACTTTTGAATATAACGCACACTGGTGATGGTACGACGATCTTTGTGATACAGATCATGGTTGCCTGGAATAAACATTACACGCAACCCAAGGTTATTAAGACGCTCAAGTGTGCGAAGACTTACTTCCATCGTATTGATGTTTAGTGAGTTGCGTGTATCATGAAAATCACCAAGAAAGAGAATAGTATCACATTCTTCCTTCTTAACAAGGTCGATAAACCATGTTATATAGTTCTCGCAGTCTGCGAGAAACTGTGCTGAGTTGCTTTTATAACCTAAATGTAGGTCGGTGAATAGTGCTGCTTTGCGGAATAAATTGGACATGTTCTTACCATAACACAGTAAAAATTGTTTGTCAAATATTATTCTGAACCACCACCACCAAAATCACCGCCTCGTAGAGCATTGTCAGTTTGACGAGTATAACTTGGATTCAATCCATTGGCTTCAAGGATGTCGTCACGAAGGTGTTGGTTCCGTTTTTCAACGTTAAGAACTCTAGTAAAACTATTGGTGATAGTAGCAGTATAATAAGCAAAAGGATTGTTAGACTTGCTTTCGTCAAATTGTAGCCCTACCTGTGATAATTGTAACAGCGCCTGAGAGCGCATCTCATCATTATATGTATAACCACGCCAATTGCCCTTGGAACCATAGCGTTCGCATAGTTTAATAAACATGCGAGCTAACATTGGGGTCATTCTGCCATGATCCTTATTGAACCAACCATTTGCAATACCACCTTCCCAATGGCTTTTGCCACAGCAAATTAATTCATCATTCTCATTGAAACGATAGTGTTGAAATGGTGGAAAATTAACTTTAACGTGATGATCGCTTGTTGCTTTAGGCGATTTTTTACGACCTGGCGCAAGTGGAATATGATCCCAAGTAGTGATTCTAAAAACTAAATCTGTTTTTGAAATTTTATGCCAATCTATGGCATGATCATCTAATTTAGATTTTACACCGCTGGCAGTCATTGCTTCCCATGCTTGTTTAGCAAGTCTGTCAGCACGTGCGCGCTTTGCTTCTGCAATAGTTTTTTGATTAATTTTACTTAAACTTGGAAGAATAATATCATATTGTTGATCTTCGGTGGTTAAGTAACTGCAATAATTATTTTTACTGCGGTGAATTTCTTTTAATAGTTCTTTGTTTGTAAGATATGGTGTGCGTTTTGCTGTTGTCATGATTCTATTATATACTACTATTATTAATTAATAAATATTTTTATTAAGGCAAACATGGTTAATTTTACTTATCAACCCAATCAATACTATGCTAGATTACCAGCTACCAATCAAGTAGCTACAAATTTCTATAACCCTGGCCAAGCTACTCCGTTTGGGTATGGATTTAACGCTTCATCGGGCATTGCAAGTTATAGTGGTTATAATCGAAATAATCCAGTACCGGGCACAATTGGTTATAGTTTGCCAGCGCAAGCATATGCTAATTATGGAATTAATAATCTATCTAATTATGGTACGCAAAGTTTAAAAACACAATTGGTCAATACAGCGATCACTGCTGGCGTTAGTGGGTTAATAAATGGATTAACTGGCAATGGCAATGATCCATCTAATGGACGACTATACGGCAGTGGAATATCATATGGTGGAACAAGCGCACAACTGCTACAACCAAGTGATGCAGGCAGCAATGTGGCCTTCCAAGATGATAGCGAAGATCGTGTTATTATAAGTGATCAAAGTGGTATCTTTATTGGACAAAGTGATGTATTTGCACCGCTTGACAACGTTGGTGGCGTATTATTTCCTTATACCCCAACTATACAGGTAGGTCATAAAGCAAGTTATGATGCACAAACTCTTGTTCATACAAATTATGTAACGCCACAATACCAACACAGTTCAGTTGATAATATTGGTATTCAAGCAGTTTTTACTGCTAATTATCCAGCAGAAGCCGAGTATATGGTTGCTATGTTGCATTTTTTCCGCAGTGTAACAAAAATGTTTTATGGCACAGACCAATTAGCTGGTACTCCTCCGCCAATTTTATATCTAGATGGATATGGCAAATGGACTTTTGATCATATTCCTGTAGTTATAACTGGTTTTGATTATAGTTTGCCCAATGATGTTGATTATATTAGCTGCACAGTATTGGGTGAAAAACAAAAAGTTCCCACTACTTTAACTGTAAATTTAAGTATGTTACCTACATACAGTCGTAATAAAATCAGTAATGAATTCGGCGTGGTTGATTTTAGCCAAGGTTCGCTACTTACTGCATCTGGTGGCAGCGGAACAAGTAGCAGCGGAGGGTGGATTTAATGGCAACGACTCCTATTTCATATAGTCAGGCAAGTCCTTATTATAGCACACCTTTTTTTGAAAATGGCAAATTTCTTGATTTGCTTAATTTTCGTTCTATTCCAAAACTTCCAGACGATATTTTGACAGGAATTCCTGTAAATTATAATCTTCGTCCTGATTTATTTGCACATGATTTATATGGTGATAGTCGCCTTTGGTGGGTATTTGCTGCCAGAAACCCTAATACGCTGATTGACCCGCTATGGGACTTTACAAGTGGAACTCTTATATATTTGCCAAAAAAAGGTACGCTGCAGACTGCGTTAGGAACGTAATATGCCAACTACTTTAAGTCCGCAAGAACAATTAAGTGCAGCTAGTAATCAGTTACAAACATGGTATAAGCAACAACTTGCAACAGGCGGCCCAATGCTTGGTACGCAATATTCACAAAAAGCATATGATATTTTAAACAGTGGAAATTATCCTGCATTAGAACTTGCTGTTCCAAATGGTAAGCCCGCTGATTCTTTTGATATTACTTTTGCATTGCCAGAAGATTTAGGTTCTTATTCTCTTGTAAGCAACAATACTGGTTATGGAACAGGCCAACAAGTTACAATACCACAAACAAATCTTACTGCACAACAATATACAGATGCAATTAATTCTTCGCCAAATACAAATCAAGGCAATGCATTTGATGCTGCTCTAACACAAGCCTATGGCGCACAGGTTGCAAAACAAGAAGCAACCTCTTCAGTAACTGAAGCTACAACTGCTGCAACTTCTCAACAAACTGCAATAGATCAGGCAAATGCTATAGCTCAACAACAAGCAATCGCTGCTGGTAATCCTAATAACACAGCACAAAACAGCGGCGATGGCGCAAATGTTCCGCTGACACAACAACAAATCGTAGATAATGCCAATGCTATTCAAGCTGCACAAACAGCAACTTTAAATCAAACAAATGGCGTTGAATTAGTTTCAAATCAAACTATTAATGCAGCAACAAATGGAGTGACAGAAGATAATTCATCCGCAGCTACGCCTAGTGTTACTAGTTCAATTAGATTTAGCGACCAAACTAATTTGGGCAGTGGAACAGGAACTAAAACAAAACCTGGCGAAGATACTATGTCAAGCACTGCGGCTACCTTATCAAGTGGGCCTGCTAGTGGCGGAAGTGATGCAAGCAGCAGTGCTGGCAACAGCGGCACAACAAATTTTGTAGCAGCACCTGATAATAAACTGCATAGTTATGTTAATTGGACATATAAAATATCGCTTTACGGCGTTCCTTATACAACTATTAATCAAATGTATGATGGCAGTATAAGTCCTGGCAATGAAGAAGCAATTCTTGCTGGCAGCTATTTTGTACTGAGTGATGGTGGATATGGCGGAAATACTGCAAGCAGAAATTTTTTTCCAAATGATTTAACAATTGACAATGTTGAAATTGAAACTGTTATTAGCAACGATCAAAAAACACGTGGAACTGATGTAATACGCATTAAATTTGATATTATTGAGCCATATACGGTTAAATTTTTAGGCCAACTACAACAAATGGCATTGGCACTTGATCCTGGTGCTGATTGGAGTGCTTCTTTTTTTGTTATGAAGATTGAATTTTTAGGATATGATGATTTAGGACAACCTAAACCTATAGAAAAAACTACAAAATATATACCATTTACTTTTTTAAATATGAAATTTAAAATAACAAGCAGTGGCGCAGTTTATAGTTGTGAGGTTATTCCTACAAATAGTATGGCAAGCACAGTGCTTGATAATCAAATACCATTTCATGTTGAGATACAAGCTAGCACGATTAATGATTTGTTTAGTGCAGAAACTGCAGTTTATAAATCACGCAGCAACAGTGATGTACTGCAAGCACGAGGCGATTCAACCTCGCAAATTCAAAGCGCAAGCGTAACTGGATTAAATGCAACTACCACAACAAATGCAAGTTCTACTGTAATTAAACATTTAACTGATGCGTTAAACAAAAATGAAGCAGATAAGTGTTTAAAAGACAATAGTGGGCAGTTATTGCCAAATAATTATAAATTTGTTTTTGATGATAAAATAGGCACAGCTACGCTATTTGATCCTGATAAATTTTCAACACAATCAACTGGTTCTACTGATCCAAAAAATTTACAAAATGCGCTTGATGGAAAAACAGGTGCGTTAGCATTAGAACTTAAAAATGGCAAATTCAATGCACAAGCTGGTACAAAGATAACTGACTTTATTAGTAGTGTTATCACTGTTAGCAGTTATATGTTGAAACAGTATAATCCAGGTGATAAAGCAAATACACCACTTAGTTTGTGGAAAATTAATCCTGTTGTAAAATATAGACAGTGGGATACAAGTCGTAATTTCTGGGCAATGGATATTGCTTATTATGTAACACCGTATGATTTAAAAGGTCAAGATAGTCAAAATTTTGGTCAAGCTAAAGTTGATAAGAATGAAATAGTAAAAAGCTATGATTATCTGTATAGCGGAAATAATAAAGATGTGTTAAATGTTGAAATTAATTATCAAATGGCATTCTTTGAAATTATAAATGGCACATCATCGCATGCTCAGCTTACTAAAGATACACCAGGTTCTCAACAAATAACTAATTCAAGTGGGCAACAAGCACAATATGATAGTTCGCAAGATCAACGTTTTTTTAAACGTCGCAAACATTATGTTAATGGAATAGCAAATCGTCAAAATAGTGCGCCTACAGGATTAGATGAAGCAACTATTGCTATTCAAAATGTTATGGAACGTAACTTTGATACAAGTGGTGATATGGTACAACTTAATATAGAAATAGTAGGTGATCCAGATTGGATAGCACAAGATACTATATTATATGGGCCGCTAATTGGTGGTTTTGATCCATATATAAATGGCGGTAGTATCAACTTTTTAAAACCTGCTTACTTTAATTTCTTTTTTCAAGCGCCTACGCATGATTATGATGACATAAGTGGGATATTTCAATCCGATGGAGCTTATAGCCAGTTTAGTGGAACATATCAAGTAGTACGAGTTATAAGCAATTTTAGTGGTGGAAAATTTACACAGAAATTAGATAATGTTCGAGTACCCAATCAAGATGATCCTAGTAGCGGCGATAGTAGAAGCGAAACCGTAGGCAAACAAAAAATATCTACAAGCAATTCTATCACTTCACATGCTGCTAGAGCAGAAGCTGCTGATTCTAAAGTTACACTTACAAACAATAAAGTACCAACTGCTCCACCACCGCCAACTGCGGCTGCTCCTGAAGCTTTTAATGATTTAACAGGAGCAGCAGTCATTCCAAATGTAACTTCAAGAGTTCCAACTTTTAATGAAGATTTTGGTGTGCCTGGTGCTGACTAACTGTAAAAATTAAGGAATAAGAATGCCAAGTATTAACGATTTAGGATCAACACAGTTTAGAAAAACTCCAAAATGGAGCGCACATGAACAAGCAGATGGTGTGCGTATTAATGGCGGACCTTTTGTTGGAATCGTAAAAGCAAATACTGATCCGCTGCGCAGTGGGCGCTTACAAGTGTGGATTCCTGAATTAGGCGGCAACCCAAATGATGATAATGCTTGGCGCACGGTTAATTATAGTACGCCATTTTATGGTGTAACTAATCATCGTGATAACAGTGGGTATGAAGGTGCGCCGCATAGCTATGGGATGTGGTTTGTGCCACCTGACATTGGTGTAAAAGTGCTATGTACATTTGTTAATGGCGATCCTGCACGTGGTTATTGGTTTGCTTGTATTCCTGAGTGGCCAAATATGCATATGGTGCCAGGTATAAGTGCGCCAGTAGATGGCTCTTCGCCTAATCCTGTCGTAGATTATTATTCTGATGAAACGCCTGGTAATAAATTATCACAATTTACAACATTAAAAAAACAATCACATTCTATACAAGAAAAAATATGGGAGACGCAAGGATTGCTTCAAGACCCTGACCGTGGGCCAGGTACTAGCAGTGCATTTCGTGAAACACCAAGTGCAGTATTTGGTATCTCTACACCAGGTCAGCCGCTTGATCCAAGTGATCCACAAGTTTTTAGTGATCCACTTAATGCACCATATGATAGTTTTGGTGTAAAAGGACGCAAAGGCGGTCATACATTCATTATGGATGATGGCGATAGCAAAGGCAAAAATCAAATGGTGCGCTTGCGTAGTGCTGGTGGTCATATGATTATGATGAATGATACAAAAGATTTTATCTATGTTATCAATAGTAAAGGCACATCTTGGGTAGAAATTAATTCTCAAGGTGATATAAATGTCTATAGTGGCAGCAAGGTAAATGTATTTGCACAAAGTGAAATTAATTTAGAAACTAAAGGTTCGCTTAAACTTCATGGTGGTACTGTAGATATTAAGAGTGATGCTGGCTTGAATATTGAAGCAAAAGATATTAATATTCTTGGCAGTGGCAGTACTAAGCTTACAGGCAAACAAGCATTGCACTTGAAAGGCATGAATACCTATCTTACAGGCGATAGCTGTATTCAGATTAAAGCAGATGGTCACATTGATTTAAAAGGTGCTTGTCATACAATCAATACTGCTGATGCTACAAAAGCTATGGAAGCAAGTGGCGCACAAACTCCAAGTAGTATGCCAACTAAAGAAGCATGGACAGGTCACCAAAGTGCAGCCAATCCACAAGCTCAACCAACTTATGGCGCACAACAGCATCAACCTGCTGGCGCTGCTGGAAAGTATGGCGCAACATCAAATTATGGCAGTGGTACTGTGCAACAATCTTATGGACCAATGACAAATAATATACCACCTACTGTTTATAATAGTGGCCCACAAGGCAGCTTTAGCGGTCAAAGTTCAGTATTTGGTAGTTATAGTCCTGAAGGTTATATTTCAAGTGGTTTAAGTTTTGCTGTTCAAAGTTTAATAAAAAATATAACTTATGGAACTGGCGCTTCATTCACTCCAAACAATGCAGGTAACACCAAAAATACTACTATTCAATATAGCGTAGGCGAATCACAAAACAATCCTGGTAATTTGCAATATGATCCAAGTGATAAATTTGCAGTTGGTTTTGCTAATCATCTTGCAGTTTATACAAAACCAGAAAATGGCATTGCTGCTCTTATGGTATTATTTGATAGCTATATTAATGGCAGCAATATTACTTGCATAAGTTTAGTTCAAAAATACTTACAAGCAAGCAGTCCAACTGAAAATAACGTTGTTTCTATGGCTAGATTTATACAAAATAGTATTGGAATAAATCCAACTGATTTTGTTAATTTGAAAGACCCAACAACACGAATTGGTTGGGCAAGCACAGTTATAAATTATCTACAAAAACGTATCATTTATACTTACGATCAAGTATTAAGTGGTTGTGCGCTAAGCCTTGGAATTGATACTGCAACATTTGCTGCGAAAGCACAACCAGTTTCACAACCATGGCAAAATAGCAATGGTGGCAATCAATATAGTGGATTTGTAAATCCAGCTAAAAATACCAGTGTATCAAATAACGGCAGCAGTCCGCTACAAGCTATTGGAACAAAAATTCTTAACAGTGTTATTAACAACATTGTAGGAACTGTAAGTTATAATGTTGGCAGCGCAGTTGGCAATACTATTAATACAGTTGTTAATGGCAGCAGCAGCACTGCTGGTTCTGCAATTTCACAAAATACAGGTGTATTTTCGCAGCTTAATGGTCAAGTGTTTGGCAATGGACAGTGCGCCGCTCTAGCACAAAGCAACATTCCTAACTTTGGAACTATGAGTAGTATCCAGCAAGGCGCAAATGTTTTTGATACTAAACCACCGCCAGGCACTATCATTACAACATTCAATTATACAGATGCTAATGGTAATCCTGCTTATGCACCACCAGGCAGCGGCGGCGTAAGCGGTTCAAGTCACACTGCAGCTTTTCTTGATTATCACTATGATGCAAATGGCAATCGTGATGGTATTGTAGTACAAGATCAATACAGTGGCAAATCATGCGGTCCGCGTGTGATATATGATGGTAACGGAAATGAAGCAGCAAGCAAATTCTATGTTGCCAAGAGTGCAGCCAATGGTTATGATTCTAACGGTGTGCAATTGCCAGGTTCGCCAACAACTACGCCAGCACCTGACAATGTTCCGTTACCAACACCAAGACCTGCAGACCTAAACACTACAGATAGCGATACAACTGCTGCTCGTGATATTACTAAATCAAATAGCAATATTGTTCCAACAGCATCTAATCCAGGCGATATTGCAGGCGGCGGAACAAACAACACAAGCACAACAAATGTAGCTACAGTATCTAATCCAACTGATCGTTCAATTTACAATTATGGAAGCGGATCGCAGGCGCAAGATACAAGTATAACAGTTAGTGGCAGTAGTGGAGATAGATTGCCTGGCGATGCTACAGGCACTACAACTGCACATATTGAAGCTTCAAATAATGCGTATTATGCGTCAAGCTATCCATCAAACCCGTTACCTGCAGATAATACTAGCAATAGCAGTGGATTAATGCGACCTGATCCTTATATACCAGCCCAAGTAGGTGGTTTAACTCGAACATACGATGCTGCAAGTGGCACATATAGTTGGGTTGGAAAGGATGATACAGGAGCATCAGTGACTGTTCCAGATAGTACCATAAAAGGATTATATGCTAGTGGTCAAACTACTGAGTCTCTCAATGAGATAGGAGCCGGTGGAATTAAATCAATCAATGATAGCGGAACTATACAAGCATCACTTGCACAAACAGAAGGTGGCAGCGGCAGTTACTTAAGTAATGTTACTGAATATAAAGCGCCAGTGGATAACAGCATTACTGGCGAACAACGAGATGCTGCGTTTAACAGTGATTATAACAGCAGTCGTGATATTCAATATACGCCAACGAGTGCTGATTATAAAAACCAAATGCCACAGCCTACAAATAATATTACTAGCCCTGATGCCGCTACTGGTTATGTAAACCCTGATCAACCTACTGCATCAAATGGTTTAAATCAAGGCACCGATGCTTACAATGTCAATAGTGATCCACGACAAGGTGAAGGCACACTAAGTGGTGGGTATAATGATCCTGTAAGTACAACCACTGCACAACCAAACAACGTTCAAACACAACCAACAGATTCATCTTATCTGCCAATTGAAAAACCAGCACCTAGTGCAGGCAGTGGATCGGCTGCACCTGGCGGCGCACAAAATACTCCACAAGGAACAGCAGCAACAAACGGCGCTGGCAAGAGTTGTTAAGGTAAATATGTGATGGCATTATATAAAGGTTATAGCAGTGTTAATCGAGATTTTGGACCTTATGGGATCACTGATAATGATCTCATTGTTCAAGATTTAATAAATCATCTTTCAATACGCAAAGGTGAGAAGTTGATGAATCCTAATATTGGATCAATAATTTGGAATAAATTATTTGATCCTCTAACGCCAGCATTAAAAAATGAAATTAAGAAAGATATTGATAGAATTATAAAATATGATCCACGTTTTAATGTAGTAAGTCAAACACTTGTACAAGAATCGCCTGATGGACGTGGATTAATATTAAATTTTCAACTTCAATTTGCCACAGACAGCAAAGTTGCAGCACTAAGTGTGCTATTTGATAACAAATCAAATAAATTATATGTGCTTTAATAGTCGCATATTATTCGCAAAATAAATAATCAGAGGTAATTTTTTAATGGCTGTGGGAACTCGTCAAACCAATATCTTTGCTGCTGAAGATTGGAAGAAAATATATACAACATTCAGCAATGCTGACTTTCAAAGCTATGACTTTGAAACGCTACGCAAAGTTATGGTCGATTATATTAAGACCTACTATGCTGAAGATTTTAATGACTTTATTGAAAGTAGTGAATATGTTGCGTTGCTTGATGTTATTGCTTTTGCTGCACAAAGTGTGGCTTTTCGTACAGACCTTAATGCTCGTGAAAACTTCTTGGAAACTGCAGAACGCCGTGATAGCGTCCTGAAACTAGTAAAACAGCTTAACTATGTTCCTAATCGTAATCGACCAGCAAGTGGATTTTTAAAATTTAAAAGTGTTGCTACTACAGAAAATATTCAAGATGTAAATGGCACTAATTTAAGTCGGCTCACTGTTAATTGGAATGATGCAAACAATCCAAGTTGGGCAAGTCAATTTACTCAAATACTAAATGCGGCCATTAGTAGTAGTCAAAAAATTGGCAAACCTTATGCAAGTAAAATTATTAATAATGTTCGTACTGAGCAATATAATCTTGCTATTCCTAATACTATTCTGCCTATTTTTTCTTTTAATAGTACAGTAGCTGGCACTTCAACTGCTTTTGAAGCAATTAGTGCAAATATTTTGACTAGCGATACAATCACTGAATATGATCCAGGCAATCGTGGGCAGTTTGGTATTGTTTATCAAAACGATAGTCGTGGTAACGCATCTCATAATACAGGATTCTTTATCTACTTTAAGCAAGGAGTTTTAAACTCAACTGATTTTAGTATAACTGAAAAGGTTGCAAACCGTGTGTTTAATATTAATACAGCAAATATTAACAATAACGATATTTGGATGTATGAAATCAATAATGGAACCATTGGTACTGAATGGACCCAAGTAGCAAGCACCGCTGGCAGCAACGCTATCTATAACAGTGTTGCTCGTGGTATTCGTACTCTTTATAGCGTAAGCACTCGTATCAATGATCAGATTGATCTTATATTTGGCGATGGTAGTTTTAGCGACATTCCTTTAGGAAATTATCGTGCGTATTATCGAGTTAGTAATGGTCTAACCTATCGCATTGCTCCAAGCGATATGAGCAATATTACTATTAGTGTGCCTTATATTAGTGGCAATGGTCGTACAGAAACTCTTACTATTACGACAGCATTGCAATACACTGTTTCAAATTCATCACGCCGTGATTTAACAAGTGAAATTAAACAAAAAGCTCCACAAGCATATTATACACAAAATCGTATGGTTAATGGAGAAGATTACAATACTTTTCCATATACAAGCTATAGTGACATTGTTAAAGTAAAAAGTGTTAATCGTTTTGCCAGTGGCGTAAGTCGTGGTTTAGATATAACTGATCCAACTGGCAAATATACTTCAACAGATTTATATGGTCGAGACGGTATTTTTTATAAAACAACTTATACAAACAGTTTTGATTTTACATTTAACAGTCGCAATGATATTTTAAATGAAATTAATAATAAAATATTGCCAATTATCCAAGGCTATCCTATGCGCCATTTTTATTTTGAAAATTGGACAGCATTGGATTTTACTAATCTTTCACCATCTTATTGGTCTCGCAACACTGATGATACTACAAGCAGTACAGGATTTTTTATAGCTATTGGTGATACAACCAAAACTCCACAGCCAATTGCTGGTGGTACTACAAATAACAGACAATACTTACAAATTGGCAGTTTAATTCGTTTTGCAGCGCCAGATGGTCAATATTTTGATGCAAGCAATACTCTTATTACTGGAACTCCACAACTTTCTAGTGATAGAACTTATATTTGGGCAAGTATTCAATCTATTACTGGCACAGGTTCAACAACAGTTCTTGTTGCTGGTCGTCAGATTG